CAGGCGTGGTTTTGGGGGTTTGAGCCTGCTTGTATATTATACCATACCTCACCTATCCCCTGTCAAGAACACTTGTTCTAAGGCGCAGCCGACTTCACGCCTGGCAGACCCCATGAATTTACGCTCGAATCGTGCCTAAAATGCCCCTTGACAGACCTCCCCACTTGTGCTAAACTGAAAGCCTAGGCTCAACACCAGGGCAACGCACCTTAACAACCGCATATGGCACGCTTGACTACTGCTAGTTATCTAGCTTGTCTACCAGTCACTTGGAGGTAGCAGTGCAAAAACTAGAGGTAACCATCACAGTCAAGGCCAACGGACAAACCAAGACTTTTCAGCTTCGCCCCAACAGGGACAACACTAGCCGTAATACCAAATTCACCCGTGTAGGTCTAGCCGACAAGTCACCCCTACTCATGTCACGTCAAGGAGTGTACATTCCAGACAGCCTATTCAAAGCCAACGGTAAAAAAGGTTAAGACTGGAGAGAGACAAGCTAGGTGACTACTAGCAGTCAAGCACACACACAGCCAACTCAAAGCTGCTAGGGGAGGTGATGCTTATAAGCGCACACGGCAACCCAAACGTGCCCAAAATAACTGAATAAGGAGGCACTGCAATGCCAAAATGGCTAGACATGCCTGTGCATGTAGTAGCAATGGCAACTAGAGCCATGTGGGTATGCTTAGATAGTTGCTATGTACCCAAGACGGCTATAGGAACACTTCGAACTCAAAGCATACAGCCACAATACAGCATAAACTAGGAAGGAGGCACCAAGATGCACGTAAAAACAGAACAGCTATGCACCAACCTTGAACAAGCTACCCAAAATAGGCAGCGTGTACACAACCATGAGAACATACATGGCTATCTTGTCCAGGAAGCTGCCCGTGAAGGTTGGGCTTGGGGACAACCAAAACCACCAAGCTTATGCGTAGGTGAGCTACCCGTTGTCCACCCCAGGCACTACCACCCGTTTGCTGTATGGAGGCAAAGTGACAACCAATAATATCCAATAGCACGGCCAAAAACAAACTTATTTAGGAGGAAAGAAAAATGAATGGCATCACGAAAAATGACTTATCTTACAACGAAACAAAACTTGACTTCGAAGCATTGCTGAAAACAGCTGCGTTCGCTACCAGCGAACTACGCCAGCAAATCAAGCGTTTAGACTCACAATTAGGTGATGATTTGCTACACGGCAACATTACTGGTATTCACCTAGAATCACAATGGCTATCCGAATATGCACAATCACTAGCAATAGCCGCCGACACCTACAGTGCTTTGCTAGGAGCTAAAACACGGGAGGATATATCCATAATAAATCACATGGGAGGTGGAGAATAAACTGAAACGTACACCCACAGCATATCTAGCACTTGACAGCTCACAAGGGGCGTGGTATACTCAAAATGGAGCGTAAAAAGGAGGTGACCAATGGCCGAAACTATAATCTGCTACCTATGCCAAGAAACGATAACTGGAATTCCATATGTAAGTCCTGATGGTGACCAAGTATGCCAAACTTGCTATGAGAACAATTATATTGAGTGTATGCATTGTGGGCATACAGTTCATTCCGATGAAGCAAACATAGTAATTGGAAGACGTGAGGAAGAAGAAGAGTGGTGTGAAGACTGTACCAACGCATTCACTCATCGCTGTACCCATTGTGACAACATCACCGAAGAAACATGCTGTGTTGCTGATGCCGCAGGCGCAGTCCTCTGTAATAATTGTTATAGTAGCTATATATTATGTAGTGATTGTGGGCTTTGGACAGATGATTGGGACGAACATGAACATTGCCCCGCCTGTTCTACAGAAAACGAACACATCCACCAGTACCACAGTGACAACCACAACTTACAATTCCACCCCAACTCAAATGAATCCCTATATTTTGGAGTTGAACTTGAAGTTGAGGGGTTCCCAAACATGTCCACAGCCGCAACGGAAACTTATGCCCTTTCCGAAGAAGAGTCACTATTCCATTTAGAAGAAGATGTTTCCCTCCACAATGGATTTGAAGTTATCACACAGCCATGTTCCTTACAATTCCACCAAACTAAATTTCCCTGGACAAAAATAACTAGAACCATTGTACAAAATAAGGGCAAGTCTGAATCTGCCCCTACAGCCGCTCTTCATGTGCATTTTAGTAAATCCTTCTTCCAGGGCAAGCACAGCGAACTATACCAGCTTCGTCTCATATACATCTTTGAGCGATTCTGGACTCAACTTGTCATCCTTGGCCGTACCTCAGAATATTTACTAAACAGGAGTTGTTGCCGATACCGTGACCCCAATTTGTTCGACTGCCCTGCCCGTTCAAAAATAAGAGAATTTCGCAACTATTATGGACGCTACATGGCAGTCAACCTTGCATCTTCCCAAGAAACCATAGAGATACGCATATTCCGAGGCACTCTAACCCCACGAGTTATAATTGCTAGTATTGAACTCGTTGACTTTTTGGTGCGCCTAGCAAAAAATACCTCAACCCCAAAATTGCAACAACTCACTTGGGCATCCGTCCTAAAGAAAATACACGCAAAAGGATACCTGTACCTACCAGCCTATTTGGAGGAAAAAGATGCCGAACACTTATAAACCAACCACTCCTAGTAACAAGACAAGTAACATCGGCATATTTGACTCTGGAATTGGGGGGCTTAGTGTTCTCCAGGCAATAGCACAACTTTTGCCCAACGAAAACATAATATATATAGGTGACAACGCCAACATGCCTTATGGCGACAAGCCCAAACCAATAATCCAACAGCTTGCGCTGAACTGCCTCAACTTTTTGTTGGCACAAAACGTCAAGATGGTTGTTCCTGCTTGCAATACTTCCGTGTCCACTAGCCTAACTTTGTTAAAAAGCAAAACAACCTTGCCCATCCCCAATATAACAAGGCTTGGAGCGTACCAAGCCATCAGAGCAAAGCATAAAACTGTAACCGTGCTGGCCACCCCACAAACCATCAAAAGTGGAGCTTACCAGACCCTGCTCAACCAACACGGGGCAAAAGCCGTACCCATCGCTTGCTCGGCCTTAGCCAGCAGTGTAGAGCATGAGCAACCCCTCGACTACCTAGAATTGGAAGTTCACAGCTACTTGCAATCTATGCCTCCTGTAGATGCCCTCATTTTAGGTTGCACCCATTACTCATCCATAGCCTCCATTATAGCCAAGCAATTACCCCAAAATGTCCAAATAATTGACCCCACAAAAGGTCTTGCCCAACACATAAAAGAATACTTAGCACACCACAACTTGTTAAACAACGAAAAGGGAGGTAAAATACGATGCTACTTTACAGCCAGCACCAAAAACGCTGAACGTGTCCTTTCAAAGTACAATGTACAAGTAAACCATTTAGAAAAATATTATGGAGGAATACACAATGTGCCTAATAGTAGTTAAGCCAATAGGAAAAACGTTTCCTCATAAAAAGCAGATGAAACAATGGTTCAACTGGTTTCCAGATGGTGTAGGCATTTCGTTTCAAGACAAGGGCCGAGTTCGCACAGTCAAAGGGGCCATGACCATTCCAGCAATGCACAAACTTGAATCATCTGTTGAAAAATACCTTCACAGGGACGGAAAACGAATTGAAGATACCATCGCCATAATCCAATTCAGGGCTGCCATTACTGGCAGTGTTTGTCAAAAGTATTGTCACCCCTTTCCAATTACCAAAAACCAAGAGGCTCTAAATGGTCTTAACGTTGTCTCAGACAAAGCCCTTGCTCACAATGGGATTATCTGGGAATACAACGGATACTACAGTGTGCGTGAGGACGTGTATGCACAAAACTACTATGCCCCTGGTTCCCACCAAAGGCAAAAAGGCTTTGATATAAATGATGCTCAAGAATTTATTGTGGACTATCTTGTAGATATGGGTGAATCCATTTGGAACAAAGGTGTACAAAACATAATTGAAGCCCACACCGAAAGCAAGTTTGCTGTCCTCTCTGGCAACCAACTTGCCTTAATTGGCAGCTTCATTGAAGACGGCGGTTATTTGTACAGCAATGCTGGTTATAAACCTGCACCACCAATAAAGAGCATAACTTGCTATAGAAAATTGCCCTTACCCATAACCGAGTTGGGAGGCAAGCCTATAAGTCAAGATTCAAAGGTAGTCACAAACCTAAACCGCAGTCTAGTCCAGTGTGAACCTTGTGGAGAGTGGGTTTACAGCTACGAGTTAAAAGAACATGAAGGCAATCGGCTTTGCCCTTCTTGTTACGCCCTAATCGGACTCGCTGGTGCATAGTCTTAAAAGGAGGAGTAAATGATAACTGAAACATGGTGGGACAGAGTGTTGGCTCGTGAGGCAGGCGAGCAGCAAAAATCAACGGACATACCTAACCTCGAACTCAAAACCAGGGCGCAAGTACACCGCATCAACGCCAGCACGTTGCTTGTGCAACTCAACAGGTACAAAATGAAAATTGACTTGAATGACAACACATTTACCATAGAAGATTGAGCCAGGAAAAAGTGTATTGTCATTTTGTATGGTCATTTTAGACCACCATACAAAAAAACTGTATGGTCAAATCTGAGGCTAATCATACACTTTTTCAGCAAAATTTTGTATGATTGAGTGTATTTTAGTCTCAAAAAGGAAACTTGTTTGTTGTATGCTTACACCCCCTCTCTATATATAGAGAGGGTGAACATACAACAATACAACCCATACAACCAACAAAACAAACACTTGACAAGTCCCCAAGGGGTGTGGTACACTTAAAGTGGAGGATAAAAACATGACCCGCCAAGATGTCCTGCTTATACCACCCAGCTATATCCTTGGGCTTGATTGCTACCAACGAGCAGCCCAAAACCGCCAGATGGTGGCCCAAAAACAATGTATTCAGGGTTACATCGAAATTGAAAGTTGGCTTATGTCTCATCTACGCAACGCCCCTCTGCCAAAATGGATGCCAACCAGCAATTTGCTTTACCACTCAAATAGAAGTCAACACAGGAGTAGCCATGACTGATGGGTACAAACTGCAATGTCCACGTTGCCACCACGTTTGGCCATTACTAATAGTCGCTGTGTCTATGTTTGACACCGAGGTTTGCCCATCTTGTCACCATCATGCTCCTTTTTGGTATTTTATAAAAGAAAATAAGGAGATTAAAAACTGAATAAGGAATAAGGCTTGCTGGGGTGACGGGTGGCTTGTCAAAACGTGGTTGATGCAAGCAAGGGTAGAGGAAGCCACCACACCTTGCCCAAGAATACACGGCGTGAAAATGGAGACTGGTCAACCAGAGGCGTAAAGTAATAAATCTCCATAACCCCAGCAAGTAGGGGCATCAGCATTTAAGCTGCTCTGCCCCGTTGCCAGCCACCCAAAATGTGTGGGCGGAAGATGGTACAACGAAAGCACTCCATCAATGGTTGCCTTTAGTAAGTAACTGGCTGGTACAGCCTCAGCAAGTCCTGGTAGAGCTGCTTGCGGTATGCGCCAGGACAGAGTCAAAACTAGGGGTGAAAAGAGGCAGCGGAGAAGCCTACAAACCGATGGCGGAAAGAATCCAGAAAGGTATTGTCCTTATGGATTCAGGTGGAATAGACACCCGCCCCTAGTTTACCAAATATATGAGAAAGAGAAGAAAGGAATGAACGATAATCTTAATGAACGCCGAGCAGAATTTGTTTACAATGCGGCAAGGTTAGCTGCAATAGCAGCCCAAGCACCCCTTGTACGTTAGTTATGATACCCCCATGAAAAGGTTTGTTTTCAGTTAAGGTGGTGTTGATGTGAGAGTTTTAGTAGCTTGTGAGTTTAGTGGGATTGTAAGGGAAGCATTTAGGGCTAAAGGGCATGATGCTTGGAGTTGTGATTTACTAGCCACTGAAATTGAAGGGCAACATATTCAAGATGATGTATTGAAACACCTTAATGATAGCTGGGATTTAATGATAGCCCACCCCGATTGTACTTACTTAGCTAACTGTGGTGTAAGGTGGCTCTATGTCCAACCAGATAGACCTGAAAAGATGCTAAAAGCTGTTCAGTTTTTCAGAAGATTGTGGGAATCAAGTATTCCCAAAATTGCTATGGAAAATCCTATACCACATCCTTATGGGCTTACAATATTAAACGTTGGTAAGTATTCACAGATAATACAGCCTTGGCAGTTTGGACATGGGGAGACAAAAGCCACTTGTCTGTGGTTAAAGAACTTACCTCTATTGAAACCGACTAATGTTGTTGAAGGCAGAAAGGGCAGAGTGCACCACGAACCACCAAGCCCTGACAGATGGAAAAATCGCAGTAGAACCTTAGAAGGTATAGCTCAAGCTATGGCAGAACAGTGGTGCTAGTAAGGTGGTGTTGATGTGAATAGTACCCACCCCGATATAAGAGGAGACAAGGATGAAAGTTGGAGAGGTTTTAACAGAGCATAAGAAAATCAAATGGCATGAGTGCCAAGTTTGCGGTATGCCTGCTTACTATCGCATTACTTATCTTGCGAGTAACTGTAGAGCTAACCCAGCTAGTAGTGCCTACGGCAAGGATGATTGCTCTTGGTGTAGTGATGCTGACGGATATGCTTGTAAAAAACATGAAAGGGAAGTTAGCCAAGATGCACCAATGGGTATGTCTTGGTGCTCTACTTTCCCACTAAAGAGTTTCAAGCACATGGGCTTCTATTAGATTACGTTGAGGGCTTTTCACCTCAATATAGGAGGGGCTAAGTGAATGATATTAATAGCATGGCTCATTTAATGTATGCCCTGGAATGTATGATAAACCAGAATAAACCTGGTGATTGGGGTGAGCAACCTGAGAGCGTGCAGGATGAGTGGCGTGAATCTGCTAAGAGAGTATATAGACTTTGTGGAGGTGAGAAATGAAAGATAAAGTTCAACCTGCAACAACTAGCAGAGGAGGGGAAGGATGAACAAATCAAAGCGTGAGGTTTATATTACCCTGGCAAACGAGGTGGATTCCCAGCTTTGTACATTTTGCACGTATTTTAGAGGCGGTTGCGGGTGTAGTGCATGTCATCACCCTCTCTCTGCCGTTGAGGACATCGCCGTACATATCGGCCCTAGTGATGATTGCTGGGCGTTTAGTCCATGTGAGCCTCTTGATATTATTCATTACTATTAAAGAAGGAGAATAGAGCATGAATAACTTAAATGAGCGTAGAGCGGAATTTGTTTACAATGCAGCTAGATTAGCAGCGAACGCAGCACAAGCACCTATCGTCCCTGTTGAGTGGTCTGAGCGGGAAGAAGATTTTAAGGCGCAATTTATCAAGGTCATAGAAAGACAATGCGGGGAACAAAGGTCAACGTCTCCAGAGGAACTACACGGCAGTTGGATGCAAGCCTACTTAACAATGGGGTGGGTTTATGGTGAAGTGTATGATAGGGAAAAACGCATCCACCCAGATTTAGTTCCCTATACAGTACTTGGGCAGCTAGAACGTGATAAAGATGCTGTATTTGTAGCCCTATGTGGGATTGCCAGACAGTTTATTTATGACCTTTAGCCCCCAACACTGTTTATAAGTATTAGAGAAGGAGGCTCTTAATGACCAAGCAGGATGAGATAACTTTCACTTGTATAAAATGTGGTGAGATAAAGTCTATTAAAGAATTTCATAAGTCAAGCATGAACCAATGTGGGCATCGGTGGGAGTGTAAATCTTGCACGAGTTTATATGACAAAGCTCAGTATGCCAAAAGTGATTCAATTAGATTAGCTAAATTCAAATATGGTAAAACTGATATGGCTAGATATGCCAGGCTCAAGAGTAATGCAAAGAGGCGGGGAACTGATTTTTGCCTTGATAAATTAGATTTTCTAATATGGTTTCAGGGTCAAGACAAGGTGTGTCATTATTGCGGAACCACGCTAAATACAAATGGTCGTAGGGAGGAACAAATCAGTGTAGATAGGAAGGATAATATAATTGGTTACACATTAGAAAATATAGTTTTATCTTGCCAGCAATGTAATACTATCAAAGGCAATATCTTCACAGAAAGTGAGATGCTAGAGATTGCTGAGAAATATCTTAAACCTAAAATGGAGGTACGGTGTGGATGAGAGAAGTGAGATAAGGAAAGGGATATTCTATGTTTTACAAGATGTCAGGCTTGGTGAGTTGACAGAATACGAGGCAACATTGAAACTCCAAGAATTAGGTGCAGTAATCAAGGTTGAAGGGGAGTTGCATCCATTAAATGAACTAGGGTCAGATGTTGATGCAAACTTTGGGCAGGAAGTCTGTTGCAATATTCTACCAAAGTATATACCAAATGCTAGTGAAGTAGCAGGTGAGTGTTAAAGAGAGATAATTGGACTTGCGTATGACCTTGCATACGAGATAGCTCGAATACAAGCAGAACATCACAAAAAGGCTGGTTATACACTAACTTCGCCATTGATAAAGAAGGAACAAAAGTGAAAACCCTTGCAAATAATATAAATGAACTTGCATATATGTTATCGTTTTTTCTGGGGGCTGTCCTAATAGTGCTGCTTTGCCCATTGTGGTTTATCCTCATATGGTGGGACAAAATGAAAAAGAAGTAAAGGTTTAGTTGGTTCTTGACAACAGGGTCTAGGGTGTGGTACAATAAAAATGAGGAGGAAAAAAGGTGCTCAGATGACAACTACTATCTACACTGATGGTTCAACTCGTGACATATGTTTCATTATAGGGAACCAACACCCAAAAATAAGAGCCGCCACCGAAGGGCCTAACCCTGTAACTGTTAATGCTGGCGAGTACTATGCCCTTTTACAAGCCATGCATGTTGCTCGTGCTCAAGGAATACGAGACATTATTGTCAAGTCTGACTCTCAGCTTATGGTGAGGCAACTGACCAAAAAACCTGATGGGAGTTATGTGTATAAGGTAAAAACACCTTCGTTATTCCTATTACATACGCTAGTTAAAGACCTTGAAGAGGACTTTAACTCAGTAACTTACAAGTGGGTGCCTCGTGAACAAAACTTAGCAGGCATTGAATTAGAAAAACTAGCAAAGGGGAAGTGAAGAGCAAAATGAAAATTAACAAAGGATTTTTTGTTGGGGTGGGGATAGCTCTCTTGGGGGCTAGTATTTTTCTTGCTGGCCTTGCACATTTTTACTTGTCACTAGGTGTTGTTGGGTGGCTACATGCTACTACTGTTGTCACGGCAAGTATATCTATAGTGTGTGGTTGGTTCTTATTTGTTGAAGGTATGTTACGTAGCTGTGCCAACTTGAGGAAACGAAAAGATGCCTAAGCATGGCTATGTGGCGATTTGGGATGAGGATTTAGGAGAAAACGTCCTTATTTCTTACGATGTCCTTGAGCCAGAGTTGGCAAAGCGATTAAAAATGGTTTTGCCCGTTGGCGGATTTTGCTATGCTGCCGAAGATTTTGTTGGTCTTCCATTGTCTCCTGCTCCATTCTACGTTGGTAATGGTTGGTTGCCTAAACAGGGCAAGGCAGAGATTTTTGCTCCACCCAAAAGCGGAAAGTCCTTTCTTTGTGTCCAACTCGCCCGTTGTATTGGAGCAGGAGAGGCCTTTTTAGGTATTGCCACACAACAAGGAAAGGTACTTTACTTGCAGTTTGAACTTGCTCCCGAAATGCTGCAACAACGTATGAAAGAGTCTGGGCAAGAGTACCCAGAAGTTTTTGTGGGCACAACATTTAGTATGAAACTTGACAAGAGGGCTGGGCAAGAGGACTTGATTAAGGCAATGGACGTTATAAAACCAAAGGTGCTTATCCTTGACCCCTTCCGTGAAGTTTTTAGTGGGGACGAGAATACTGCTCAAGATGTGGGGATGTTCATCGACTTTTTGGACGACATAATCGACACCTATCAATGCAGTATCATAATTATACACCACTCAGGCAAAGACCAAAACAAGGGGGGCAGGGGTAGTTCTGTTCTGGAAGGGTGGGTGGATAGTTACATTCAAATGAAACGAAAATCTAAGAAGGGAGAAGCGTTACGTATTGAGCTGACTCCATTGAGCTTGCGACATGCCCAGTTACCACCTAGTGGCGTTGGGGCTCAACTGGTCAATGGAGAATTTGTGGTACTTGGAGAGGATGACAAGCCAAAGCTCATCATCGACAAAGTATGGGAGTATTGTGAGCATCACGATGAGTTCAGGTCATCAGAAATTCATGCGGCGGGTCTTGGTTCACGAGCACCAGTCCAGGTTGCTTTGAACCAACTCATCGAGCAGGGAAAAATAGAGCGGTTTAAGCTTGGGTGGTATAGGCGGACATGATATGAAAAGATATTGACAACCTATTAGTGCGCCATGTTATAATGGTAATAGCAACCAAAAATGAGGAGGAAAAATGTCTGAAGACGGAATCATTAGTTCAAGTAGTGAAGCATCTGCTGTTGGGTTTAAGGCGGTGCAAAAAGTAATGGGGACACTCAATTCACTAGTGCGGAAAGAAAGCAATTTTAAGAATGATGATGGCTCCCCCGCCAAAGACCAAGTTGAGATTTCCATTGATGATGCCATAGTATTAGAAATGCGAGACAATCAACCAATACCAGAGTTGAAAGAAGATAGGTTTGTAGATTGGATGGCTTATGCCAAGCGTGGGGAGCAACCTACTAAACAATCATCGTTTGTTCGTGGCTTTGTTAAGAGTGCTGAACAACTCCAAGAGGCTAGAGGAAAGTCTGGACAAGGTTGGCGTGAGTTGGTGGGTCAACTTGTTACCATTGAGCGCAAACCCATAGCCTATACATTTGATAAAGGTACAGATAAGGAACGTAAAGAGGAGTTCCCTGTATGGCATTTCGTAGAAAACGAAGACTCTGTGGAAGGGTCGGACGATTATGTAGCCAAGATTGTTGTTGGTAAAACACCACAGATGGCGGCTCGTGACCTTATGATGGACGTCCGCACCAAAAACAACACAGAGTTGCGTACAGCAGTTAGGAACCAGCAACCAATAGTAGGATTGGAGGTCATTGATGGTAAATACCAACAACCAGGGACAGGAGGAGTTGAAGACCCTGCTAACGACTCATAGGGCTGCGTTTGTTCATTGGGTTGACCCAACCAGTTATTCTCCTTGGCAAAGTATTGCCGATGCTCGTGAACTAGAGTGTATGGCGCAATGGTCGTTGGGCTGGATAACTTACGACAGCCCAGGCAAAATGGTGCTTGCCTTAACCCTTGCACATGACCATTTGCATGTAGCGGATAAGATTGTGTTGCCTGGGGGGTGTATCAAACAAATAATTAACGTAAAAATATAAGCCACTTGGAGAAGAAAATATGAAAGTAACAATAGCAGAGGACTTTCGCAAAGAGTTGCTGAACAAGATTGCCCAACGAGAGTTTTCGGAACGTACAGGCACCCACCAGAGCGACTTAATATTTTGTATCAACAAACAATGTATGCGTAAGTTGAATCCACAACCTACGACAGAGTCACAACTACTCACATTTAGTTTGGGGTGGTCTACGCAACGTTGGCTTACAGGGCAAAGTGAAGATGAACCAGAAATAGAAAAAGATGGTATCAAGGTTACATTGGACGCTACCTGGATGGGTGTGCCTTGGGAACTAAAAGCAACCTATATGTCCAATACTAAACCTATTGAGGAAAGTTTGCACTTTGTTCGCCAAATTATGAACCAGTGTTACGTTACAGGAACAACCGAGGCCTATATTAGCCGACTCGAAATAATGGGCAACTGGAAGTGGGTATATCGTCCTAAAGACCCTGTTAAGCTACAAGCTCTTGTAGACCAATTTGGAGAGGATTGGGCCAAGCACCCAACACTTACTGCCGTTAAGTTTGAGTTTACTCAAGATGAGCTTGACCACCACTGGCAATGGATGCAGAAGCGCAAGCAACAATATGAAGGAGTAATTAGAACAAATGTTCTATTGCCCAAAGCCCAAGCACTCGCATCGGGTATGGACTTTGAGTGTGGCTTCTGCGAGTATAAAGAACAGTGTGAACAAGGCCATCCATGACCACTCTTTTAGTCCTGCTACTCATAGTTTTTGTTTTGTTTTGGGGCGAGGAAATATTTGTCTACTCGAAACGCAAAATAAGGAGACATAAATGACGCAAACAATAACACCGAACATCTTGGTTAGCATATCGGGCAAACCCAAGAGCGGTAAAACTCATTGTATCATGACTTTCCCTGAACCAATCAAGCTGTTTTCGTTTGACCTTGGGGCAAAATTGGTTAGGGCAAAGTTTCCCGACAAGCAAATAGATGTCGTGGAATATGATTTGCCAGTCGTGGACAGTCTTAGTGGAGATGTGCCTTGGGCAACACCCTTTTGGCAAAAAGTCCGCAAGGACATTTATGATGCTATGGACTCTGGAGAATACCAAACTATAGCCATAGACCCATTCTCAGTAGTATGGGATATTTGTAGGTTCTCTTTTGCTGAGGAGCAGAACAGGGACAAGTTAGGCAAGGCTAGGGACTATGGGGAGCCTAATGCTCGTTGTCGTGGCTTTTTCCTAAAGGCCTCTTTAGTTGGTGTTAACCTAGTGGTCACATCTTATTTGAAAGATGAGTACAAAGAAGACAAGCAAACAGGAAACTTAATACTCGATGGTTGGAAACATACCATTGGAATGGTTGATATACATATGACCCTTGAGCGTACAGGAAAAAAGAACGTTGCCACCATTGAGGACAGTAGGTTTGGATTTGACTTAATTGGGCACAAATTTGAAATGCCCACTTACGAAGATTTAAGTATATTGCTAGGATTATAAAAGGAGGCAACCCATTGAAGGAAATTAGTTATGATATGCTTTTGCCCAATTGCAGAGTTGTAACCCAAAAGGTAGGAGGCTCTGGGACAGTAATCTATTCTGAAAAGAATGAAGACACAGGCGGTTACAGCACATATGTTCTAACTAACTGTCACGTGGTTATTGGAAACATCGAGGTTAAGAAGAAGTGGTCTTCCCTACTAAAACATGATGTGAAGATGGACTTTTTGACCAGTGCTGACGTACACTTTTTTAAGTGGCAATACCAATCTCGTGCCGTTGGAGTAACTGCTATTGACTCCGACATCGTAGCTTATGACCCAGACCATGACCTTGCCCTGCTCAAGTTACGTGACATTGACCAAGTGCCTTTTGCTGCTAAACTGTACCCCAAGGGCGAAGAGAACCAGTTGCGTTTAGGCGTTCCTGTTATTGCCATTGGAGCAGCAATGGGTGAGCCGCCCGTTATTACCACAGGTAGGTTATCCCAGTTTGCCCGTGAAATAGATAACAGGGAATTTTGGTTATCAACTGCCCCTACAATATTTGGTAACTCTGGTGGTGCTGTCTATCTTGAAGAAACCGAGGAGTTGATTGGAGTACCTGCTATCAATGCTGTTTCTTTAGCGTTTACACCTGACCCCATCACACACCTTAGTTTTTTCATACCCATAACCCGTGTCTACGAGTTTTTGGATGAGCAGATGTTCCGATTTATTTATGACTCCAACTTTACCGAAAAGGGGGAAGCTGATAGTAGAGAGTCAGAGCGTAGAAATGAAGAGCTCAAGATAGCACAAAAAGAAGTATTAGGTGGTGAGGACGATGAGGAATAAAAATGTTAGTGAAGACATTGCTTGTGCTGTCCCTGGTTGCAGCAAGCAAGCCATGTTGTCCTCATACCGAGCTGGGGGACTGCCCAAATGTTTTAACCACAAATCCTTAACCACAACTCAAGTGCTAGATATGGTGTTTCCGCCCACAAAACTAGAGGCGACAACATGAGCCTTGAAAAGCACGCTCGGCAACTGGTTAGGTGTACTCGTTGCCCATTAAGAGAAAATGCTACTTGCCCAGTGCCAGGGATTGGCTCAGAAGAAGCCACTTATTTCCTTATAGGAGAAGCTCCTGGAAAGAGCGAGGATAAAGATGGAGTCCCCTTCGTGGGGGCTAGTGGTAAGCGTTTGAATCGCCTGCTCGCCCTAGCTCAAATAGATATTAACGATTGTTACTTAACCAATGTCGTTAAGTGCTGGCCCCCGAAAGTACGTGGTAAGCAACGTGCCCCAAAGAAATCAGAACGGTTGGCTTGTTGGCCTTGGCTCAAACAGGAGTTACAACTGGTGCAACCAAAAATAATAATACCTTTAGGAGCCGTGCCATTAAGTTTGTTTACCGATGTAGGAATAAAGCAACTGCATGGCACGGCATTTAGTTATGAACTAGAGTTGGATGAAGACAAAGAAAGAGGAAACAAATACTCTGACGTAGCAAAGGAGTTATATGGTAGCATCTTACTGGTCAAATAATATGTTCACCTTGTTTCACGGAGATAGTAGAAAACTAGACTTGTTTGGTATAAAAAATATCGACTTGACTGTAACTTCTCCACCGTACTTTGTGGGCAAACAATATGAAGAATATATAAAGAGTTTCAAAAAATATTTTGAGTTACTTAAATTGTGCTTCACTCAAGTAATAGAATGTACTAAAGAAGGTGGTGTGGTGGCGGTAAACATTGCTCACAACCCCAAAGTGGATACTTCATCTTATTTAAGTGTTTTGTTATCTTCTGTTGGTTGGGAATTTAGGGAACACATAATATGGCAAAAGCCTTCTTTTAGTCCTAGATTTGGTTCATTTGTTCAAAACCCCTATTCGACTTATTATAAGCCAAATTTAATACACGAAGATATATTGATTTACAGCAAAGGTGAGGTAGTAAAACGGCGAGAAAACAAAATAGACATTGACTGGGCAAAGAAGTATAGAAATGACATTTGGGAGGAAAAAGCTCAAACTAAGAATGTTGGGCATGAAGCCCCGTATCCAGTAGAATTAGTTATTCCCATAATTGTATTATACTCTTGTGAGGAAGATACGGTTTTAGACCCGTTTATTGGTTCTGGTACTACAGCTATAGCAGCTACCAAATTGAACAGAAAATGTATTGGTGTAGAACTAGAAGAAAAGTATTGCAAGTTAACTGTGGAAAGGTATAGGTTGAATGAGCACTCCTATGATGCGTCAAGCAAAGTGTAAGGGTCGAAGATGAAACATAAAGTAAACATTTGGCCCATGTACCACCCTGCTGCTGCTCTTCATCAACCACGCCTTTGGGCAGTAATGCTTCAAGATTGGGAGTTTCGTCCTGAGCACGTTAACCACAACTTTATCGTAGGTAACAAGTTAAGTGACTCATATGGCTTTGATGTTGCCCTTGACACCGAAAATGATGCTAGTGGAAACTTGGGGCAATGGTCAGTAGCTTATCGCAACCAAAATGGTGATATTATAGTCATACCACAAGAGGGCAAACAAATTATTCAGTATGGCGGCGATGTGGTAATGCACAACGCAAAGTGGGACATTCGTGTACTTGAACGAGCAGGCATGAACCTCCCTTCACCCCTACGAGTACAGGATACCATGATAGCCAGTTATTGCCTGGGTATGGGAAGACAAGACACAAAGGATACTGGGCGTAGCGGAGACCATATGGTCGGAGGTCTGGGTCTCAAATATCTTGCTCGCCGCCACCTGGGTATGGAAATGCGCACATGGAAAGAAGTAGAACATGGAACCGACCAAGAAATAACCGAGTACAATGCTAACGACTCTGTGGCCACATATTTGCTGTGGGAAAAATGGAATCCCCAGTTGCCCCAACATTATTGGGACATTGACATGCCCCTACTTAACGTGCTGATGACTATGGAAAATAGGGGAATTATGGTTGACCCCAATTTTCTACAAGAATATGCCACATATCTTAGCAATGAACTTGATGAGCTAAAGCAAGACTTGCCCCTTAATCCATATTCTCCTGACCAAGTTGCCAAATATGTGTATGAGACTTTAAGCATACAACCAACCAAGTTTACAGGAACAGGCAAACCATCAGTGGACAAAGAAATCCTTGAAACTATTGATGACCCTATTGTCAAGCAAATATTGAAGTACAAGGAGTTTTATAAAGAAAAGGACACATACGTTGATAATTATATCAGTCGAATGGGGGTAGATAATCGTATCCATTGTGAGTTTAAACAAACTAGCACGGCTACAGGACGGCTTAGTTCGGCTAACCCAAACTTGCAAAATGTGAGTGAGGATAAAACTGGGCGGCCATCACAACTTAAAGCACTGTTCATTGCCCAACCAGATTGTGTATTTGTGCGGGTAGACTACAAACAGCTTGAGTTGAGAGTGTTTGCTGCTGTTGCCAATGAAGAGAAGTTACTTGAGGTATTTCGAAAGGGTGGTGACCCTCATCAGGAGACCGCCGACTTTCTTGGTGTATCTCGCTCTATTGGTAAGAACATAAACTTTCTAATGTTGTACGGTGGTACGCCTTGGAGAATTTCTCAGGAGTTCCACGTGCCCATAGACCAAGCCAAGCAAATGTTAGCCCGTTACTATGGTGCTTATCCTAATATTAAGAAGTACCACACACAGCAAATTGAGAAGGCACATAACGACAAGGTTGTGTACAATTGGTTTGGCAGGAAGCGAAGGTTAGACTCAATGTTCTCAGATGATTGGCGCATCATAAAGGAAGGTGAGCGTGAAGCAATCAACACTGACATTCAGGGGACTTCTGCTGAAATCGTCAAGCGAGCCATGATACGGTTGCACTACGACCACCACGCACCAATGTTAATTCAAGTCCATGACGAGCTATTATTTGAGATACCCAAAAATGAAGCTACTGACTATGCTCGGTGGCTGTATGAATACTTGCCTACCTTAACTACAATCAATGGTGTTAGCTTTGACGTTGACGTGGGCATAGGGAAAACATGGGCAGACGCAAAAAAGGAGGAACTATTTGGATGACCAAACTACAAGAACACCGCCTATATATAGGTGCAGAGACTATAGGTATTTGTGACTTCGATGCCACCAATAGGATAATGGTGCAACTTTTACACCATATGGCTAAAGAGAGGCAAGCAATTAGGTCTATTCAATTTTCTTGGGATGAGGAGAAGAATGCTTTGTGTGTGGTGATAACAGGAGAATATGGGCAACACGTTGATTCACCACGTAAAGAAGAACCGAAGCAAGCAAAAAGGAGATTTGATTTTTGATGAAACGGCTAAAACCAGAAGGTGAGGAGTTTATTAGAACATTTTGTGCTGATTGGGATAAAGCCAATCGCCCAGAAAAGGACATAATAGCCACTAAGTACGGGGTAACTTATGGGACAGCCTGTAACTGGAGGTCTCAAGCAGCAACACACTACCCATTCCCCAAGGTTGAAGAACCTCGTCCATTTCGTATGAGAGCAGAGGACATTTTGGGTAGTCGCCCATCAGTGAACCTAGACTTTGTTAGTTTTGATTTGGAAACATCTAATCTGCAAGCTGACTTTTCTATTCTGCTGAGTGCCGTAATTAAACCATTTGGGCAAGAACCAATGGTGTATCGAGCAGACAGCTACCCCCAATGGGAGAACAATAGGGCCAACGACTATGGAATTGTCAAGGACATTTCAGATGAGTTGCGTTGCCATGCCATTATTATCACCCACTATGGGGAGAGATTTGACATTCCATATTTACGAGCCAAAATGAACTATCATGCCTTGCCCATCTTGCCACAAATGTTTGGTGTTGATACGTGGCGCATAGCCAGAAGCAACTTTAAGGTTAGTAGTCGCCGACTCCAGAACCTGGTTAAATATTTTGATATAGGT